TGGGCTCAAAACTATGCAATGTCATGTTTGAAGTGCAACTATGTAGAATCCTATGTTTTGCCTTTGAGTGAGTTGGTAGCAAAGTCAAAGCAGGTTCGACATGAAGGTTTTGTTTTCTACACTGAAGACGGAGTTTCTGCAAAGATCAAGAGTCCATACTATTTGACTTCAAAGTGGGTTGCCCGCAATCCACGTACCGATAAGTTAGTAAACATGGAAGCTGATATCAAGAAGAACTTGGATGAAGAATATTATCCGCTGGTTGACGCTATCCGTGCTAACATTGTTGAGTACACTGCTATGAATGAACAAGAACGTTTAGCATGGGTTCGTAACTATTTGGAGACTGTATGAAGGAAACTGCATGGAGTCATCTGCCCAATGCGGCACATATTGATCGTGTATTAGCATCAGTAAAGGCACATCCTGCGGAATGGCGTTCGGCGTGGGACGCGGCTTGGGATGCGGTTTGGGACGCGGCTTGGGATGCGGCAGTGAATGCGGCTCGGCATGCAAGTCGTTTTGTGGCTTATAATGCAGCCACGGGCCACGCAGGCCATACAGCAGGGGATGCGTCTTATGGTGCAATGTTAGCACTCGTTGCATATGATGACTGTGCCCAGTACCTTGATATGAGCAGTGATCAGTTGAAGGTATGGGCAATACTCAGCGAAAACCCAGCAGCCGTACTATTGTTACCAGCAGTAATTGCTTTTGAGAAAATTGCTGAATTGGAACTGGCATGAAAGAAAGAATTCAAGAACTAATGAAACAAGCTGGTACAGATGTCAGCGGTAAATGGATGGGCGTGGACCACGCAACAAAATTTGCCGAGTTGATTGTCGAAGAATGTCTTGACATTTTGGATGATGAAGACGATGGTAGCCATGATGGTCGCAGTGTTCGCATTGCCGCAATAAGGATTAAGAAACTTTTTGGAGTTGAAGAATGAAATGCGATAAATGTGGATATGATGACAACGGTACCGGCGACACTGCCCATGTTTGCGGACCAATCAAACTAAAGTTAAAGCATGTTGAATTGCACGAAGAACATGACCGCTTTGAAAAACACTTAGCTAAAGATGAAAGTCACTTGCCAGTCTCTGAGCAAAGTTTAGTATTTCGGTTGCGTAAACGTGCAGAGATTCGCAGACAGATTCAAGATCGCAAAAGTGTAATTGAAGGTAAACCAGATCGTATTGCTGACCTACTAGAAGAAGCAGCAAACGAGATTGACAAATTAAAGAAAAGGTGATATAATGTTTATTCAGAATTGCGCTGCAACTGATATCAGTAGTGGCATGTGGTATAAGGATCCGGGACAGAATAGTATGTTGATTAGTATTACTGATCCGGCAGGCTGGTACCCTGAAGCCAAGCACAACTTCAAAGAGCGACACAATTTTGAGTTCCTTGACATTGAAGCTAATGACTATTCAATGGAAGAAGATTGGAAAGTTAGTGATGCACAGGCAATTGAACTTGTTCGTTTGCTACAACATGCAAAGGACAATGACATGAATGTTATTGTACATTGCACTGCTGGAATTTGTCGTAGTGGAGCAGTGACCGAAGTTGGCGTTATGATGGGCTTTGAGGATACTCATGCAGTACGTCAGCCTAACTTAATGGTCAAGCACAAGATGATGAAGGTTCTTGGATGGACCTATGATGCTAACGAAAAGACTGAGCCAAACAACTGGCGTGGCATGAAATTAGGTTGGGAAAGAGATATTTAATATGGCAAAGTGTTATCAATTAATTGGAGTACCAGGCTCAGGTAAAAGCACTTGGGTTGCCCATCAAGAGTGGGCAGATAAGTGTGCATATATTTCTACTGATAAATGGGTAGATGATTACGCACGAGATATGGGAAAGACATATAACGAAGTATTCAAAGAATATATGCCCGAAGCTATTGATATGATGATTAACGATGTCGTTAAGGCACGTGTCATGGACAAGGATATAATTTGGGATCAAACTTCTACTACAGTTAAGAGCCGTAAGAAGAAGTTTAATATGTTGCCTGACCATGAACATATCGCTGTGGTGTTTCGTACTCCTGAAAGTGAAGAACTAGCAAAGCGGTTGGCAAGTCGTCCTGGTAAGAACATTCCCGACTATGTTGTGCGTAGCATGATTGACGGATTCGAAATGCCTACTCTAGCAGAAGGGTTTATTGAAATCATATATGCATAATAATATGTAAATCAAAATAGGACCTTCGGGTCCTATTTTTTTGGATAAAATTTGTGTTTTTATAATATACGTATAAATAGCAATATCATGTTTCAATTTATCACAGACCTTTCACACACATTATTAAGTTTTATAAAAGACGATCCTGTTCGTCCTGAAATATCTACTGATTTTAGAGTTAGCGACGGCAGAGTTGTTGCTGCACTAACTGATGAAGAACATAATCCAGAAGCAATGGTATGTGTTAGCTTCCATGACTTTGTTCCTGAAGGTCTAGAAGATTTGAAGAAAACTGCTCAAGTGCCCACAACAGCCATATTTTATACCATTTGGAGTTACAAAAGCGGCAAAGGTGCAGAATTGCTTATACAAGCTGTAAAGGGAATTAAAGCACAATATCCTAGCGTTACTAGATTTGTGACACTAAGCCCCAAGACTAACTTAGCCCGCAGGTTCCATCTTAAGAACGGGGCTATCGTTTTTAGAGAAAATATAGACACTACAAACTATGAGTATCTGACAGAATCCCCCGAGAAATTTTCGGCTACTCCGTTGTAAAAATACAACACTACAAATTGCTCAAAAAGTAAGCATTTCACATAGTAAAATTCAACTTCATCCCGTAAAATTGCTTATTTTGTGAGCAATTACTAACTTGACATTAAATGGTTTTCAGTATATAATACACTTATGAACTTGAAAATCACCCGTAAGCGTAGAACTGATCGTAATCAAGTGTTATACTTTATCCAAGATAATGTGACATTTGAATCCTACATTGGTTTGACTGCTGTATGTTTTGCAGGAAATGTGCGTAAGACATTGACCCGTCGTATGCAAAAGCATATGCAACGGGCATTGACTGAGCAGAAGAATTGGGGTTTGTCTTGTGCATTGCGTGAGCGTGGCGCCGAGCGTTTTATATTCGGGGTGATTGAGATTGTGCGTGGTAAGCGTCCTGCACATGTTCGTGAGACTGAATTGATTAACACATTGCGTCCAGCATTGAACACTTTCGGAGTTAAGTAATGAACGAACGAATTAAAGAACTGGCTGAACAGGCTAAAAAGTATGCTCTTGATGCTATGATTAAAATCACAGATAAAGAACAAGCATTAAAGGTTTATTCAGAATCGTATGATACAAAGTTCGCCGAGTTGATTGTCAAGGAATGTGCTGATATTGCCACAAACAGATATCAGCGGCTCATGGATGGCGGAAAAGCAATCAAAGAACATTTCGGAGTTGAAGAATGAAAATCCTATTAGAAAAGATTCGCAACTTCTTCAATACTACTTGCATTGATCAAGAGATTGAAGAACGATTCTATCAGCGTCTTCAGGATATGAAAGATCATCCAGAAAAGTATCAACATATTCTTAATAAGAAAACTTCTAGCGGATCAAAAATTCCACCAGTATCATTGTTTTAAGGAGTTAAAGAATGAACGAACGAATTCTTGACCTTGCTATACAGGCTAAAGACTGGGCATATGCAGACCATGATGGCTATACCGCACAAATGTTATTTGAACAGAAGTTCGCCGAGTTGATTGTGCGAGAGTGTGCTAACACCATCCAGACAGAAAAAGATACCGGATTGTATAACGCTCAACAGATGACCGGAATGACAGTATCAAAGGCAGTGATTAAAGATCATTTTGAAATTAAGTAAGGAGGATAATATGACATGGTTTTGGAACAAGGCAAAAGGACTCAATGCAGATATTGAGCGGCACCGTGCTAAAGAAAAAGAGTTAGAAGCAATGATTGCCGAACTTGAAGGTGAGACAGATCCAATGAGTGTTGCAACATTGCGAACATACCGTAGGTTCCTATACCAACTGCACTTGAGCAAGGCTGAGGTTGTTACTAAGATTGGAAAGAAATAAAATGAACACATTATTCACGGCTTATAGTAAAGGATTCTCAACTGCTGACGAAGCCGATCAACACCGAAAAAAGTTGATGCATCCAGATGAGTATGGAGTTTTTGGTATTTGGTCTGACGATTTCACCCACAGTCTGTGGTGCATTATGCCGAAAGCAGCACTGGAAATCCTTCAACCAAACTCTGAGATAATAGATGCATAGACAGTAACTAAGATTGGAAAGAAATGTAAATGATCACTTCACAGTACCAACGATTAGAAGACGGCCCAATGGATTCTATTGACGCTGTAATATTTTCAGGAGATATGTTTCACAATCGTGAAAACATTGCTGCCCTTCGTGCTATGATGGCACGATGGGAGCGTGGATTGAAAGAGTGCGAAGAAATCATTGATGGAGATGTGTGCAATGGACTATAAATTTATTGGCTGGAACACTCGTGATGGTGCAGACAAAGTTTGGGGTGCTATCTATATGGAAGATAGAACCAACATCCGTCCTAAAGTATTGATTTTTTGGGGCCGTCGTGGTAAAAAACTTCAAACCAAAATGGATCGAGAAGGTTGGGATTTAGATAATTTGATTAGAGAAAAAACACAAAAAGGTTATAACCAAATTGATAATCGTCATCTGAAAACTGTTTATCCAGAATTTCAAAATGATTTGGAAAAGACTACAATGTGGGCACTACTTAAGCTATGAACTCCTCGCAGCGTAGAAAAACTAAACGTGAACATCCCTATCGTGTTTCATTATTTATTAACAGCAACGAAATGTATTATGCTTTTGATGCTAGAGTAGTTGCTGCAAAAAAGTGGTGTAAGAAGAAATGCACAGGTAGTTATGTTGTTGATGCCACCGCAATGGCTAGTGTAGTGTTTACATTCGCTAATGAAAAAGATGCAATAATTTTTGGATTGAAAGTTTTATGAAAACAAAAGAACAAATTATCACAGGTATGTGCTATACATACCGGCATGATTATGGGTTGCGTAAAGAAGAAGGTGACAAGTCTTTGTCAAGTGGTTTAACAGAGCAGGAAGCCAAAATGCTTTACAAACAAATGGAACAGATATATAATAACGATATTGAACCGATTCTTGAACATTACAAAGGAAAAGAAAATGCAGCTAAGTGAAGTTAACAACACCTTTCAACATAAAATCACTAGTGGAGGGGAGTATCTTTGGGATTGCTACCCTAGTCCATGGACTATTGATTACACTAGCAAATATGCACATGGAACTGTAATCTTTGATACAGTAACTCAACGAGTGTATGAAGTGAATGTGAGTCCGAAAGCTGATGCCGATGGTGCTACTGAACCAAAGCCCTATCGCTATATTGATCCAGCTTATCGTGACGCATATGATCTTGAGGCAAAGGATCGCAATGTTGATCCTAATGAAGCATGGGATGATGTAAAGTGGGTTGATTTGGAAACTGAAGAAGATTTCCTTAATAAGGCATATAAGATGTTTGATGGTGAATCTTTTGATACCCGTGTTGAAGTGCCCATTGATTTGGATAATGATACTATGCTTAAGTTGTGCCTAGAAGCACACAAGCGTGATATCACGTTGAACGAAATGGTTGAGATATTGTTACGTGAAGCAATTGCCGAGTATGATCGTAATCGTACTTAATATACTCAGCTATATCAAACATGACTATTCAACAAACCCTTTTCGTTTTGTCGTTGAAGTTACGGCTTGGGTATTATCTATCTCATGTGCGATTGTTATGGCGCTCACAGTACCAACTCCGCCTCTTCTCATTCTGTATCCTATTTTTATTTGCCAATGCATTATGTTTGGTTGGTCTGCTTATAGTCGTAAATCATTTGGTATGGTAGCTAACTATCTATTGCTAGTTGCTATTGATAGTGTTGGTCTTGTTCGTATGTTAATTAATTAAGGAAATATCATGGTTAAGAAATCTAAAAAAATTGAAACTAAAATTGAACCAAGTAATCTTGAACCCGGTTGGGTTAAGACCGGTACAAATTCTTGGATTGCTACATTGCAAAAAGATTCAGATACAGGTGATTTGATTCTTCCATTGCCGGACGAAGTAATGGAATCAAATGGATACAAAATTGGTGATGTGTTGAACTGGAAAGATAATAAAGACGGATCATATAGTATCACTAAGAAAGTATCCGAAGATAAACAATGGGTATTGGTTGAATGTATAAGTACATTCCGTCAACGTTATATGGTAGAGGTTCCAGTTGGCACTGATGAACAAGGTAAAGATAAAACTCTATGGGCATTGGATACAGTAACAATGGAAGAAGCCAAAGAGTTTAGCCAAGAACATTTGGGTGAACAGATTGTTAGTCATCGTGTCGTAACTAAAAAAGAAGCATTAGCATTGTGCGACCAAGATAATGATTATACCAAGTCTTGGGATAAAGAAACAAAAATGAAAACTTTTTTCACTACCTGGGAAGAACAAGAAAATGGAAACACTTGAAGTATTGACAACCCCTTATCAACCAACCAAAGATTGGGGTGATAAGGAATGGAATAAGTTTACCAAATGGTTAACTGGAATGCTTAAAATTAATGAAAGTACTAGAGTTACCTTTACTAAACAAGATGGAACTGAACGTGTAATGAATTGCACATTGAAACCTGAATTGTTACCAGAAGCAAAGCCATTAGCAGAAGGTAAAACACCTCGCAAAGAATCAACCACTAGTATTCGGGTGTTTGATAATGACTTAAAAGAATGGCGAAGTTTCACTACAAAAAATGTCACTAGGGTTGAATTTAGTATCTCTTAACAAGTAAATAATGACAACATTAACGTTCTTAAAATGTTCTTTTCCTAATTGCAATAATACAGTTGGGCAACATAGTAAATTAAAAAATACCAATAAACAAGTATGTTCGGCTCACCGAACCCATAAAAAACGTGAAGTAGATAAATGGAAAATGAATCAAGGATGTGCAAACAATGATGGACATTATGGATTCCCGTGTGTTTGTAGCAAAATATTAGATCCAATGACATTGGATATTAATCACATTGATGGGAATAATGGTAACAGAGATGAGAAAAATATTGAGGTCCTTTGCAAAATGTGTCATACTGTAGTTTCTATTAGAAACGAACATCATTTGCAACCTAGACCCGATAGAAGAACCAAATTAGCAGATACTGGGTTGTTTGAATTTGGTTGACAATAAATGGAGAACATGCTATACTATGGGTTATGAAAAAGCAAATTCTCTCATTCGTTGTTGAACAGCCCAAACACAGGGCTCACCGTGTGTTGTTTCAAAACAACACACCGTTCAAACCC